GGCTGACCCCGTATCACCTGACCAAGTTGCTTCGGACGGCGAAGGTCTATCGGCAGCCGGGAAGATATTGGAGGGTCGAGAGGTCCATCATTGACCGCGTCGTTCGCGAGGCGCGGGCAAAGAGGCTGGCATGACGCGCATCTGGGCAATCTATCGCGCCCCGCACGGCGCCCCGGCCGCGTTCCTGGTCCAGGCCTGGGACCTGGAGCCGGGCAAGCGCCCCGTCGGCGGCCCGCTCACCAACGCCGCGACGGTGGAGCTCGCCCGGGAAACCTTCCCTCGCGCGGGGCTTGAGGCTCACGCGCCACGACCAGTTCCGGGGGAGCCCAAGAACCTGGTCGAAACCTGGGAGCCGAAACGATGACGGCACCGATCCTTGCGCTCGTCCCCATCGATGCACGCCGGGAGCCCGAGCAGCTTCTGCTGCGACCGTTCTGGGCGATGACCGAGGCCGCGACGAGGTGTCCCGCTGCGGCCCGGTACTGGTGCCGGAAGCCGGCGGCGAGAAACGAGTGGCACCCGCCGCTCGCATGGCGTGAGGGCGGCGTGGTCCTCGATCTGTTCGACCGGATCGCCCGGCCTCGCACGTTCGGCGAATGCTCCCGGGACCCCGGACCGTGTCCATGGGTAACCTGCCGGCATCACTTGGCGATCGATGTCGGGCCACGCGGCGCGCTCAAGATCGCGTTCCCGGGCAAGGAAGTCGACGAGTTGGCGGAGACATGCTCGCTTCGCGTCTCGGGCCGCGGAGACCATACGGAAGAGGAGATCGCGCGCCTGCTCGGCGTCAGCTCGGAGCGCATCTCTCAGATCTCAATGGCCGCCCAGCGCAAGTATGAGGCCGGGATACGCAAACTTAGGGTTTTCGAAGATCTCACAGAAGGTGAGTGGCGATGAAGACGCTCTGCGGGCTCCTCGTTGCGATCGCGCTCCTCGGCGTGTCGATCGTCCATCTCGGGGGTTGCGCGTCCTGGCATGCCGACTGGGAGGCGAAGTGCGGTCCCGGGGTCGATCCGCTGACGAAGCCGTGTAGCTGTAACGACCCGCGCACGCCGACGTGCGTGGCGCCGCTGAACGACGATGGCGACAACCCGAGTGTGATGACGAAGCGAAACAACTCCGACGGAGGATCTGACCGATGAGGAAAATCTACGCCCTGCTTCTCGGCGCCGCTCTGACGCTCAACGGCTGCGCCTGGTTCCACAAGCACCCCGTCATTCCCGCCGTCGTGACCTGCTCCGGCGAGACGATCCCGATTGCGCTCGTCACCCGAGTCTACGACGACGTGATGACCGAGAACTGGATCGACCTCGCCGAGAACGTCGTGCCCCTACTCAAGGACGGATACGCGGACCTCCAGTGCGTGTGGAGCTACCTCGGGACTTCGAACCCGGAGACCCTGCCGCACATCAACGCGATGAAGGCGAAGCATGCCGATGCGTTCAAGGGCGCGACGTCGATGCTGCGCTCGCCCGGCGACGCGACGCCGAAGACGAGACCGACGGCGACGACACCGGACCCGCGGAGCTTCGCCGTGGTCGCGAGCGGACCCGTCGCATGCGGCTGGCGTGCGTACATCGCGGACGACACCTATTGGACGTTCCCGCGCGCCGGCGGCGCTTATCAGAGCCCCGCCACGGACGACTCGTTTCGCTTCGGGGACTCTGTGGCCTGCGCGACAGATACACCTGCAGCGAAGCCCAATCTTCCAAAAGCCGAGCGGGGAGTTGCCGAGGCCTATCGCGCTGAGGCGACACTGATCCACGTGAGGAGGGAAACGTCGTCGCCCGCGGAGGCGGAGAAAGGGACAACCGGCCTTCGAGCCGGACCCGCGGCTCTCGCCGCCCGCGCGGACGTGCTGGGGGATTCGGCCTCCCCGGCGAAAGCGACCTACGCCTATGCCGGCGAGAATCCGGGAGCCGCCCTCGAACGCTGCGATCGAACCTGCGGCGAGCATCTGACCAGCCTGGCGACGGTGAAGGGCTGCCTCTGCTGGCGCGGCAAGGGGAGATCGGGGCACTGGGTCGCGCTGCGCGAGGCGCCGGGGTTTGGGCTGGTGGCGACGCGATGAACGCCATCCATCGCGACCGGCCCGTCCGTCTCGGTCGCCCGAAGGCTTCCCCGCACGTAATGGGGCCGCGCCGCCTCATGGCCGGCAAGCTACTCGCCAGCCTGGCCGCCCCGGCCCCAGCTCGCGACTGGCTCGCGGCGGCTTTCGCGGCGGCCAGGGCAGCCGGCGCCGCCGACCTCGGCGTCATGCACAACGACACCCTGGGGGACTGCACGATCGCCGCGCTCGGCCATGCCGCCCAGGCCCTGACCGCCAACAACGGCGCCATGGCCACCCCGACCGATGCCGCGATCCTGCAAGGCTACGAGACGGTCGACGGCTACAACCCGAGCGACCCGAGCACGGACCAGGGCGGTGTCGAGACGGCCGTGCTCACGGCGGCGCAGAGCGGGATCGCGGGGATCATCAAGATCGACGCCTGGATTCCGGTCAACCCGCAGAACCACGACCACATGAAGAAGGCGGTCGAGCGGTTCGGTGGGCTCTATCGGGGGCTTTCGCTCCCGGAGACCATCCAGCAGCAGCCGACGCGCTGGACGGTCGACATCGACGCAGGGGCCTCCGCGGAGGCCGGATCGCTCGGAGGTCACGCGGTCTGGACGGGGGCCTACGACGATTCTGGCCTCGGGACCGTGACCTGGGGATACCAGGTCGACGAGTCGTGGGACTTCAACGACGCCTACTGCGACGAGGCTTACGCGTTCGTCTGCTCGCTCTGGCTGCCGAAGGGGCTCTCTCCTCTCGGCGACAGCGCGGCGTCGCTTCAGGCGGACCTCGCGGCGGTGGCGTGATGGACGCGCTCAATCTCGCACGCGAGGAACTGAAGCTATCTGAACTGCAACTCGTTCAGGCAGAGAAGAATCTGACCATCGCCAAGGCGAACTTGGTTGCGACGGTCTTTTGGGCGATTTCCTTCGCCGTGCTCGGATGGGAAGTGGCGCACCACCTGACATTCGCCGTGGGGTGCCACTGATGCGCGGCCTCCCTCAGCGCATCCTCGTCGGCCTCCTCGGCACCATCGCGCTCGCCCTGTTCGCGGCATGCCCGAAGCCCGGCCCCGCGCCGGTGACCCCGGACGCCGCAGACGCCGCCCCCGCCGTGAGCTGCGACGACGCCTGCAAGCACGCTGAGACCGTCTGCCCGGGGAGCGGCTCACCCTGCCTGCCGGCCTGCAACCGGATCGCCAGGAACGACCCTGGTTACGCTCCCTGCGTGGCTTCGTCGAAGGTGTGTGGTGACCTCCGCGGCTGTGACCCGGGGGCGAGATGAGCCCGGACATCTCCCTTGCTGCCGGCGACCGCCAGCCGGCGTTCGTGCGGACCTGGGTCGACGAGGACGGCAACCCGGTGGACCTGACCGGCTACACCGTCACGTTCAGCATGCAGGACCAGGGCCGCGCCAACGCCCCGATCACGGGTCCGGTCGTCGTCACGAACACCCCCGGCGGAATCCCCGCTGTCCTGACCTACGACTGGGGCGCCACGGACACCGCGATAGCCGCTCTCTACGACGCCGAGTTCGTGGCCACCAAGGCCGGCTCCCAGATGACCTTCCCGACCACGCGACCGCCCTACGTCGTCGAGGTGAGGCCCCATGTCTGACCTCGCCCGCCGCGCGTTCCTGCAGGCCGCCCTGTCCCGCGCCGAGACCCAGCTCAAGCTCGCCGTGGCTCGAGCGAACTGGCGAGACGCCATCGATCACGCCACCGAAGCTGCGGCGCTGGACGACGAGATCAAGGCCCTGCCGGTCGCGGCCGAAGGCCCGCGCAACGTCGTGGGGCGGGTCAGGGCGCAGGGATGACCCCAACTGGCGCCGTCTACACCTGGGGATTCGGGTCGATGGAGACGCGGCCCGACCTGCTGGCCGTCATGAACCGCTACCGCATCGACACCGTGATCGACCTTCGCCGATCCGCCAGCGGGCTCAGCAAGGGAGCCGTCGACCCTCACGCCGCGGGTGCCCTCTACGCTCACGCCAGAGCCGGCCACCGCCTCCTGCTCGTCTGCAACCATCCCGACCCCCGCCGGTGCCACCGGCACGCCGAAATCGCGCTCCCCATCGCGCAGGACGCTGCCAGGTACGCCGCGGCCCGGGTGGCAAGCCCGGATGCCCTCCCGATCACGCCGATCCTGGTGCGGCACATCGTGGACGGGAAGCTGGTCGACCCGGTGGAGATGGAGACGCGGCGCGGGAAACGTTAGTGCGTTTCACAGTGAAAGACACGAACGCTATACACCGGAACTTAGGATCGCCCGCGCCGTAGCGTACGTTCGTTTCGTTGTGCCGAGACCGAACAACGACCGGATGCGCCGGCCACCGCTGGCGGTTCGGATGAACGACGCGGAGCGGTCCGAGTTGAGGGACAAGATGGACGCCGCAGGACTGCGCGACGAGAGTGCGGCCGTGCGGGCGGCTGTTGCGGCGTGGCGGCCGACGCGCGGGTCGGCAGTAGGATCGGCTCCTGGCCGCGAACTGACCTTCGAGCCAGACGAATGACGCGAAAGACCGAAAACAGGCAAAAAACAGGCAAGCGTGGCGGTCGGCGGCGCACGACCTGGGAGCCTGGAGTCCCGTCGCCGAACAAGGATGGGCGCCCAAAGAAAGACTTCGACCTCGTGACCAGATGCCGGGAACTGACGCCGGCCATCATCGAGCACTACGGCCAGATGGGCGCCAACGCGATCACCGGCGCCGACGTGATGGCGGGAAAGGTCGTGGTCGAGTACGGAAACGACAAGCCCAGGCAGCGGACGGAGATTACCGGAAAGGGAGGTGGTCCCATTCAGTTCGCAGACGAAAAACTGACCCGCGAGGAGATGAAGCGCGAGATCAGCCGACTTGAGGCTGAGGCCGCTGCGGCGGAGGCCGAGGAAGGCGGGGACGAACCCGACGAACCGCCCGATGGCGAAGAAGGATGACGCATTAAAGCGCCGCCTCCGAATCGCCAAGCTTCGCGCGCGGATGGCGACTGGCGAGCCGCTCGACGCCTTCATCCGTCGCGTCTCACCCGAGAGGCCGCCGCCGGCGCACTTCGCGCCGGTCCTGGCGCAACTCGAACGCGCCGCGCGAGGGAAGTCCAAGGTTCGCGTGCTGCTCTCGATGCCTCCGCGGCACGGAAAGACCACGCTTATCCAGCACGCCATTGCCTGGTGGCTGACCCGATATCCCGGCGAGACCTGCGCTTACGCCAGCTACTCCGACCGGCAAGCTTGGTCGAAGAGCCGTGGCACGCGGGAGATCGCCGCCCGCGCGGGGATCGTCTTGGCCTCGGATGCGGCGAACCTGGCTGAGTGGCGCACGCTTTACGGGGGCGGGCTGCTCTCGGTGGGCGCCGGCTCTGGGCTCACCGGGCAAGGCGTCAGCGGCCTAATGGTGGTCGACGACCCGTTCAAAAACCAAGAGGAAGCGCAGAGCAGCGTTACCCGGGACAAAGTCGGGGATTGGTTCGATAGCGTGGTCAGAACGCGCATAGAAGGCGCCGCCGTCTTCGTCATCCATACCCGGTGGCACGAGGACGATCTGATAGGCCGGCTCACCGACGACCCTGGCTTTGTCTACATAAATCTCCCGGCGTTGGCGGAAGCGAACGACCCGATCGGCCGCGCGGAAGGTGAGCTGCTCTGGCCAGAGCGGATCGATCTTGCCGAATCGATCAAAGAATCCAAGGCGGCAAACGCGTGGATGTTCGAGGCGCTTTACCAGGGTCGTCCTCGCCCGCGCGGAGACACCGTGTTCGGGGATCCCCACTACTACGACCCCGAGACCACTGACTTTCAGGGGACGCGCTTTGTCCTCGCAGCGGACCCGGCGGCATCAGAGAAGACGTCTGCCGATTTCAGTGCCGCCGTCGTGCTGAGTGTCCAAGGGACGGGGGAGGCGATGAAAGCCTACGTACGCCACGTCTATCGAGCTCAGGTCTCGGTGCCGCAGTTCGCTCAGGATTTGCTCGGCTTACAGCAGCGATTCGGGGAGACCCGGATCAACGTCGAGTCGGTCGGCGCGTTCAAGGCGATCCCTCAGATGTTGCGGGCCATCCGTCCTGGAATCAGGGTCAATGAGATTGTTCCGATCGGCGACAAGTTCATGCGGGCTCAGCCGGCCGCGTCGGCGTGGAACTCTGCTCGCATCCTTGTCCCCAGCGACTCTCCTCCTTGGCTTGGGCCCTTCCTGGACGAGATCGCGCTGTTCACGGGAGTGAAGGACGCCCACGACGACCAGGTCGACGCCCTGGCGCACGCCTGGAACTCGGGGCCGAAGCTGTCGATCTTCGACGTGCTGTGACCCTCCCCGATCTTAGTCTCCGCGCCCTCCCTCTGTAGGGTGGGGCCCATGGCCAAGCCCCCGTCCAGACCCCAGCGCAGCGAGCAGGCGCTCTCGCGCATGATGGCGAAGGGGAAGCCGATCCGGGACGTCGAGGTGGTCGGGGCCGCGCGCCGGGCCGGCGTGGATCGGCAGTACGACATGCCGATGTCGCGCGTGCTCGACGGGCTCCAAAACCTGGCCGCGGCACTCGGGACGCAGCGGGACAAGCGCAGCCACACGCACTACGCCTTCCCGCTGACGCTGACCCGGCAAGAGTTGGAGAACATGTTCCGGTCGTCGTGGCTGGCGAAGCGCATCGTGCGCACGCCGGCCGACGACATGTTCCGGGCCGGCTGGGAGCTGACCTGGGACGGCTACGACGACGACAAGGACGCCGCCAAGGCAGTCGCCACGGCGGTCAAGAACCTCGGCCTCCGCAACAAGGGGAACGAGGCGACGGCCTGGGGCCGGCTCTACGGCGGCTGCGGGATCGTCATCGACATCAAGGGGCAGGAGGATTGGAGCAAGCCGCTCGATCTGACCAAGGTCGGCAAGGACTCGCTCCGGTCTCTGCACGTCCTCGACCGCTGGCGTCTGGCCGCGACCGGGGAGATCGACTACGACCGCAATAGCCCCAACTACGGCTACCCGAGCTACTACACGATCAGCGATCAGGGCGACCCGCGCGGCCGAGTTCACTGGTCGCGCATCGTCCGGTTCTCCGGCGAGCCGCTGCCGTGGTTCCTGTTCACCCAGAATGCCTACTGGGAGGACAGCGTTCTCCAGCACATCGCCGAGACCATCCGAGACTACGACGCCACGCTGGCCGGAATCGCGTCGATGGTCTACGAGGCGAACGTCGACATCCTGAGTACGCCGCAGCTGAACTCCGCGCTCTCCACCGACAAGGGAGAGCAGAAGCTCATCAAGCGATACGGGCTCGCCGCGATGATGAAGTCCTTCAACCACATGCTGATCCTAGACGGTGGCGACGGCACCAAGGACAGCGTCGGGGAGACCTACACCCAGAAGACGACCGCGTTCTCGGGGCTCAAGGATGTGGTCGAGAAGTTCATGATCAACGTCTGCGGCGCCGCCGACATCCCGATGACTCGGCTCTTCGGGCAGAGCCCCGCGGGCCTCACGGCGACTGGCGAGAGCGACATCCGCAACTACTACGATCGGATCAGCGCAGACCAGGAGTCGAAGATCCGGCCCGGCCTCGAGAAGCTGTTCGAGGTCGTCATCCGCTCGACGCTCGGCCACATGCCGAAGAACTTCGAGCTGACGTTCAAGCCGCTCTGGCAGATGAGCGACAAGGAGAGAGCGGAAATCGAGTACCTCCAGGCGCAGCGAGATCAGATCTACCTGCTCCAGGGCACGATCCCCGAGCACGTCGTCACCGCGCGCCTCGTCGAGCTGAAGACCTACGGTAACTCGCTCACGCAGCCTGACGTCGACCTGGTGAAGAAACTTGCGGCGCAGGCGGCCGCGCTGCCTCCGCCAGGAAAGCCAGGATCGCCGCAACCGGGCGGAGCTAAGGCGCCGAAGGTCGGCGAGCCGCCGGCCGGAAACGCGGAGCCCGCGACCGGAAAGAAGGCCGCCTGATGGACGCGCGCGACAAGCAAGTCACCGACAAGGCCCGCGCCGTTGCCGCCGAGCTCGGGCTCGACTACGTGGACATCGACCAGCAGAAGGAAATCACCGGCGCCGAGTGGCGGGCGTGGGCCGATCTCCCCCAGACGCGGCGGATCATCGGCTGGCTGGCCGAGGGATTCGTCGTGGCCAGCGAAGCGGCGGAGGTCAACGGCGTCAAGCGGCGCAACCGCTTCGGCGGGTCGGCGGCCTCGAACGACCTCGCCAAGGACGAGATCCTGGCGCGACACGACGCCGAGGTCCATCGGCGCTTGCTGCACGGGATCGCGAAAATGGCCAACCGGCAGGACTGACCCGAGGGCGACGTGTTTGCCCTCCGCCATTTCATCGCCCAGGTTCACCCGCGTTTCGGTTCGCTGCGCTCCCGTCGAAACCGGCGCCTGAACGCGATCAGGCCGTCGGCGGCGAATCGAATCTGGTACGGCCAGCAGCTCGACCACCACATCGTCACGCGGCTGCGCACCGCCGGCGTCGATGTCGCCGACTCGCTCCGCAACCACTGGCCGCCCCCGCCGGCCGCCGACGCACGCGTTCAGGACGCCGAGACGCCACCCGAGAAGCCGCGCCCCTACCAAGTGACCGCGGCTGTCGATCGCGCTCGCCACGCCTTCCCGCCCGTCGGAGGCTTCGCGATCGATCTCGCCACGAAGGTGGTCCAGCGGAATCAGGCAACGGTCGACGACCGTCTCTCGGCCAGCATCAAGCAGAGCACCGGCGTCGACATCCGCCAGACGCTCATGCTCAACGGACCCGTGCTCGACGAGATGCACCGGGCGCAACGGGAGAACGTTGAACTGATCACGTCCATACCGGACCAATATTTCGACCGGCTCGAGGACACGATCGCAGAGAGCTGGCTGGCGGGAGAGCGCTGGGAGCAGCTCGGGGAACGACTCGGCGACATCGCGGAGATGACCGAGAACCGAGCGGCGTTCATCGCGCGGGACCAGACATCGAAGATGAACTGCCACTTCAACCGCGTTCGGCAGACCAGCCTCGGGATCAAGAAGGGAATCTGGCGGACCGCGGGCGACGGTGACGTGCGCGAGAGCCACGCCGAGATGGAAGGCGTCGAGTACGAGTGGGACGATCCGCCGCTGGTCGATGGCGTTCCACTGCTGCCGGGCGAGGACTACAACTGCCGGTGCGACGGAGAACCGCAACTCGACCTCGACGACGATGCGAGTGAGGACCTCGACGATCCTGACGACGAAGAGAGCGATGAGGACGAAAAGGTAGCGGACGAGGACGAGACCTAACGCGCCAGGAATCGAACCTGCCAGTCGGTTGCGTAGATCACTCGTCCTCCCCGTCGTCCGGGAACTCAATCTGCTCCCGCAGCAACTGCTCCCGAGCCCGATCCCGGGCATCGCCCCGCACGCGCTCGCCGCGTAGCACCTTGACGATCGTGCCGGGGTCGACGCGCGCCGCGCCCGCGATCCTGAGGAGCTTGCTGCGGGCGATGACTTCTCCCGGTTTCTTGGCCATCGTCGGAGAGCGTATCGGAGGCGCGCCGGCTCACTAAGATCTGCGGCCACCGAAGGTGACAGCAAACGGTCGCCGGTGACCGTTGCTAGCCGCATGAATCTGCGGTCAAACGCGCCGATCTCGTTAGGGAATCGGTTGGCGACGAGTACTTTCGAAATCGGAAAGTGCGTTGCCAAGCCACCGACCTCTACCCGCTTCCCTCCTCGCGCCAGGTTCTGGCCGACGGGGCACTTGCGGCGCCGGCTCGGATCGGGCGGACCGGGATTCAGGTCTATTCGGCGCGCGAGCTGGGGCTCGACGGCGGCGACAAGCCGGTGCGTCTCATGCGGACGGCCGAGGAGGTCGCCAAGGCCGTCTCGACGTTCGAGAGCCGAACGGTCACGGACGATCACCCGCCGGTGGACGTCGACCCCCGCAACTGGAAGTCGCTGGCCACGGGGGACGTCAAGGACGTCCGCATGGACGGCGAGTTCATGGCGGCGACTGTCATCGTTCGGGACGGCCCGGTGATCGACAAAGTCCGCGACGGCAAGGCGGAGCTGAGTTGCGGCTATGCCTTCGACCTCGACCTGACGCCGGGCGTGGATTCGAACGGGCAGAAGTTCGACGGCTATCAACGAAACATCAGCGGCAATCACGTCGCGATCGTGGATTACGGGCGTGCCGGTTCTCAGGTGCGCATTGCTGACCGGGACCCCAACAGGAGCAAGCCGATGAAGACCCGCATCATCTCGACCAAGGACCACAAGATCTCCGACAAGCTCACCGTCCCGGCGCACTCGATCACCATCGAAGCCGAGGACGCCGTGGGCGTCGCCGTGCAGGACCTCGCCGATCGCCACGATCGGGCGATGAAGGACTGCAAGGACGCCTACGACTCGAAGAACGCCGAGGTCGCCCTGCACAAGGAGCGCGCCGACGCCGCCGAGAAGGCGATGGCCGCCATGGGCAAGGACAAGGACTCCGATGGCGACGACGACGAGGACATGGATGAGGACGCCTCGGACAAGAAGAAGACCGGGGACCGCCTCGCGCGCCGCGCGAAGAAGATCGCCGACAAGTTCGCGGCCAAGGATGCCGAGATCGCGCGCCTGACCGCGCTGACGACCCCGGCTGCCGAGGAGAAGCGGGCCGAGGAGCGCGCCAAGGTCATCGCCGACGCCAAGCCGCTGCTGGGCGAGGACTTCGACGCGAAGGGGAAGACGGTCCCGCAGATTCGCACCGCGGCCCTGGACGCCGCGCTGAAGGACGAGGGGCTCAAGAAGGCCGTCACCGCGATGCTCGGTGGCATCGAGCCGTCGAAGGCGAAGGCCGAGGACGCCGCCAAGGTGTTTGACGCGGTGGTCGCGCTCGGGGCCCGGACGCAGGCGACCGACAGCCAGGATCTCGATCTCTCCCGGATGATCGTCAGCGGCGGCGCCGGTGGCTCGGGCGGCGAGATCCAGTCGACCGTCAGCGCGCGGGACACCTACTACGCCCGCGAGGCCGAGATGAGCCGGCGTCCTCCCTCGGGGCGCAGCTACACGCGGGACGACGTAGCGCAGCGCGGATTCCAGGGCTGATTCAAGGGCCGGGCAACCTCACCAACACCTCTTTCGGAACGCACCCAGGAGAAAAGTCAAATGGCTCAAGCAACTCTGACGACCGTCGGTGGCGACCTCTTCACCGTCGGGAAGCCCGGACAGATCGCTGACCTCGTCGGTGCTCAGCGCGTCACCCGCCAGAACAGCCTCGCCACGCCGATCGACTTCGGCGTCGCTGCCTTTTGGGACACCGCGGATGCCGATGGAAGTTGCCGCGTGCAGACGGGCGCGAACGACTTCTTCGTCGGCCTGACCGTCGCCGAGCCGCTGATGGTGGCGTCGAGCGACGGCCTCGACACCGTCAACTACACGCAGTTCCAAAACGTCCCGCTGCTCATCGACGGCACGATGTACGTGCAGGTCGCGGAGAACGTTCGCGCCCAGGACGAGGTCATGGCGATCCTGGCCGGCGGCGCCGGCAACTCCTCCCCCGGCGCCCTCGGCGGTCTCCAGGGCGGCGCGGCTTCGGCGTCGCGGCTGATCCTCCCCGGATCGGTCTGGCTGACGACCACCGCGAGCGGCGGCATCGGCAAGGTTCGAGTCAAGACGGCGGGCGCGGCGCGCACGGCGTAACCCACGAGATCCCCCTCACCTCCACAACACACACGGGAAAAAGAACATGCCAAGCGTCCAATTGGTCCGAGTCACGGACGAGAAGACCCAGCGCGAAACTGGAGTCGAGATCGGCGACTGCGGGAAGGGCTTCATCATCGCCGCCGACGGGGGGATCCACAACAAGTGCGGCCACCGCCACGTCGACCCGATTCGATTCCAGACGATGCTCGACTCGTATCGCGGGATCGCGAACGACGTCGGGATCACGATCGAAAACGGGCAGCGGGCGTGGGCGAAGATGGGGCGGCGGTTCGAGTCCCGCGACGCCCAGGAGGCGCTGTTCTTCATGGTGTCCCAACTCGCCTACACGGAGGCCGGCCTCTACGAGCGCGAGTACCAGCCCATGCAGTACAAGGACCTGATCCCGCAGGACTACTCCGCGGATCCGGCGAACGACGTCATCCGCTACGAGATCTACGACCAGGTCGGGCAGATGGACGACATCAACCCGGCATCGGACGACATCCCGACGGCGGACGTGCTCTACGCCGACAAGACCTTCGGGGTTCACTCGGGAGCCATCGGCTACGAGTACACGACTCAGGAGCTGCGGGCGACCGCGTTCCTGCGGCGCCCGCTGCCGGAGCGCAAGCTCCACGCCGCCCAGGACGCCTATGAGCGCTTCCTGAACGTGGTCGGTCTCACCGGCCGGGCCAAGAAGAACCTCACGGGCCTGCTCAACAACACCACGATCGTCCACGCCGTCAGCCCCTCGGGATTGGCCTGGAGCGGGACCTCTGGCATCACGCCGGCGCAGATCATCGCCGACTTCAACTTCGGACTGAACGCCGTCTGGCAGGCGTCGAAGCACACCGTCATCCCGAACACGGTCGCGATGCCGTCGTTCGCGTGGCAGTACATCAACAGCGTCCCGGCGGCGGGGACCTCAGGCAGCTTCCAGCGCTCGGTGCTCGATTACCTGATGGAGAACAACCTCTCCAAGGCCAAGGGCGTCGCGCTCAACATCGTTCCCGTCTACGACGCGGACACGGTTGCCAACGGCGGCGTCGGTCCGGGCGCCTCGGCCGCATCGCGGACGGTGTACTACCGCAAGAGCGACCAGGACCTGGTCCAGCACGTCCCGATGCCGCTGCGCTTCCTGGCGCCGGAGCTGCGCGGCCTGAAGGTCAAGGTCGCGGGAGAGGCGCGCTACTCGGGCGTCGAGGTCCGCCGGCCGCCGTCGTTCTACTACCAGGACGGGAACTAAGGGGAGGCTCTCGTCGGCGACATATTGGGGCCGGCGTCGCGAGGCGCCGGTTGACCAACGAACCACCCAGGAGATCACGATGCCCACGATCGAAAACCACGCCGAGCACGCCTTCCATCTTCCGCCGCAGAGTTCGCCGACCGTCGGCATCGACTCCTACGGAAAGCCGGTCAAAGACGGACCTCTGATGGCAACCCCTGCCATCTATCAGGATGCCCTGCTGTTCCCGCGTGCCGGAAAGGCGGACGACGACGGCAATCCCGTCCCGTCGCTCACCAACGTCACCGACGAGCAGCTCGCGCGCATGAAGGCGCATCCCGTGGCTCGGGGCTGGTTCAAGCCGGCCGGCGGCAGGCTGCAACTCCGCGTCGCCGAGAAGGCGGCCGAGGACTCCGCCCCGGAAGCCGACGTCACGGCGCTTGGCAGCGCGGGCGGCAACAAGGGGAAGCCCAAGGCGTAACGCCATGACCCCGCAGCAGTTCCTCGCTCTGTTCCCCGCGTTCGCGTCGACCGATGTCGGCGTGATCGCGGCGTACATCACTCGCCTCGCGCCGCAGTTCAACGTGGCGCGCTGGGACGACTGGTACAGCGAGGGACTCGCCTGCGCGGTCGCGCACATGATCGTCGTCGGCAACGCCGATGGATCGCTGCTCGAAGCGAACGACATCGTCAGCGACGAGACCGAGAACCGGAAGATCACGCGCGATCCGGTGCTATTGCTCAAGCAGTCGGTGGACTGGTGGAAGCGCAGTGTCTACGGCGAGCGCTACGTGTTCCTGCGCGACAACATGGTCGGCCGCGGGGCGCTGGTTCCGAGCGGGTTCCTGGGCTGCTTTGCGGGGTGCGTGTGATGGCGACCCAACTCAAGGACTTTCGAAACGCGCTGGCTGCAGTGGCGGGCGACAGCTTCCGATCCGAGACCAACGCCAAGATCGGCGTGGCGCTGGAAGGTCTCGCGCTGCGGGAGTTCAAGGATTCGAGCGGTCCGTACGGCAATGCCTGGAAGCCGGTCGGGCGTCTCAGCAAGCGTCTGAGCCGAGGTCGCTCTGGTCCGCGTCGTCGCGGTACGCCGCTCGTCAAGACCGGAGCCCTGCGTGCCAGCCACGTCAGCAGCGGAAGCGCAGACGGCGTGCGCATCGGGTTCGCGGACCCGGTGGCGATCTTCCATCAGAAGGGAACGCCCACCATCGACAAGCGGCAGATCCTGCCCGAGGCGACCACCGGTGGACTTCCGCCCGCGTGGCTCGCCGAGATCCAGCGCGTCCATGCCGCATGCGTCCGACGCTGCCTGAGGGCCGCATGATCTGCACGGTCTTCGAGAGCGCCAAGCAGGCAATCGAGACGGTCCTGCGCGACAACAACGTCGTGCTCGCAAACCACGATCTCGGCGAAGAGAAGCTGGCGCCGAGCATGGCCTATCCGGGCGTCGTCTGGGTGCCAATGGGAGGGCCGATCTCGGTCGCCAAGCAGCTCGGTGCGGATTCAGCGATGCGAAGGGCGGCGGGGCAGCAGTCGACGGGCGTCCGAGAAATGGCCCAGCGCAACGTCTCAATCCGTGTTCACGTCTGGGACACCGACTTCACCGCGACCGAGACCCTGATGGGCCACTACGTCGCGGCACTGAGGCAGGCGCTCACCGGTCATCCGTTCTCAGTCGCGCATGAGGCGTGGGGCATTGGCCCGTCGGCTATGACCAAGGAGCCGGTGCAGAACCTCAAGTCCGGATCGCTTTGCATCCTGACGATCGAGATCCGGATGCCGTTCACGTTCGAGAAGAACACGATCAGCGCACCGCCTCACCATCCGACCATCGTGCCGACGATCCCGGCGGCAGCCTAGGAGACGACGTGGGAACCGAAGACGACAAGCCCGAGGATTTCGAGGTTCTGCCCGCGGCCGCCGACGCGACCAAGGAAACCGTCGTTCACTGGGCGACCGCCAAGGGAATGCTCCCGGAGTTCACGTCTGGACAGGTCGATCCCGGTCGCCTGAGGCGCGCCCCGAAGTCGAAGCCGCTGCAGATCCACAACCCGAAATTCGCGGCCTTCGCGGCGGCGAAGAACTCCCTCAAGTGGGATCCGACCAACTGGCCGACGATGACCGAGGCCGAATTCGACAAGGCCATCGCTGCGGCGACGGCTCACGCCTACCACTAGGAGACGACGATGGCCGGCCCAATCAGCTTCAACATCCTCGACGGACAGCTCGGACAGCTCCCGGCGACCATCGCCAACGCGATCGTGCATGCCGGCGTCTGCGCGCTTGGCGTGCCGGGACAGATGTACGGCCTCGGCAATCCGACCACGGCTCTGTCGACCCTCGGCGCAGGCCCGCTGACCGAGAACTGCGCCGACACCATCAACGTGGCAGGCGCCTGCTTCGCGGCTCCGATCAACCCGAGCGTGGCGGGAAGCATTCCAGCGATGACCCACCTCGGGACAGGCGCCGGGACCGTGACGGCGACGCTGGCGCCCGCGGTTCAGATCCAGGCCAAGATCGTGGCCGGCGGCGTGTTCACCGCCGCGACGGTAGCCTTCGCGCTCAATGGCGGCGCCTACTCGGCGCCGATCAACGTCGCGGCGACGATCCTCGTGCCTGGCACACTGACGGTCCTCTCGTTCGCGAACCAGACCTACACGACCGATGCGGTCTGGACGATCTCCACGGCCGGGGTAATCACGCTCACCGGAACCGGTACCGTCGGCTGGGTGACGCAGGCGTCGAGCCCGATGGACGCCTACGACGTCTTCTTGGGCATCACGCTCGGCGGCGCCACTGGAACGGCGATGACCACGGTCTCGGTGGACGGCCAGAGCGGGAACAGCAAGATCGGGCCGATTCTCATCCCCAGCGGGAACGTCTACGTCATCCCGGGCACCGGGATCGTACTGACCTTCGCCTCGACCTTCGTGGCGGGCGACACCTACGAGGCGGTCGCCGTCCCGGCGGGGTTCAGCGGCGGCGACGTGGCCGCCATGCTGACCGCGGTCGGCAACAGCCCGAATACGTTCGTCGGCCTGCACATCGTCGGCGAGGGCGCCAACACCGCGGCGGCCGTCTCGCTGGCCTCGACGGTCGACACGTCGCTGACGGCCTTCGCGACGGCCTACCGGTTCGTGTTCGCGATGATCGAGAACCCGGACGGCGAGAGCGACGCCATCATCGAAGCGGGCTGGAATGCCTTCGCGAGCAACCGAATCATGGTGTGCTGCGCGGACGTCCTTCACATCTCGTCCCTGAACGGGAACATCATCCGCCGCAACTGCGCGACCCCGATCTCGTCTCGGCTGGCCAGCATCAGCGCCAGCATCGATCCGGGCTGGGTGAACGGCGGGAAGCTGGCCAACGTGGCGCCCGCGACCACCACGCAGACCTGGTTCCGGAACGAGGCCAACACTCCGGGCTTCGTGCCGAACCGGATCACCACGATCACGACCCAGCCGACCAAGGGTCAGACCATCTTCGCCAGCACGGGCGTCATGATGGCGGCGATCGGAAGCGACTTCTCGAGCGTCATGAACCGGCGCGTGATTGACGTCGCCTGCACCGCGACCGTCGCCGCGGTGGTCGGGAACGTCAACGAAGATCTCCTGACCAACAAGGACGGGACGATCTTCGACCCCCAGGCGACCAAGATCGAGCAGTTCGTTCAGTCGCAACTCGCCGCAGCCCTGCTCACGAAGAAGCCGCCGACGAACCGCCCCGACGCCAGCGCGGTCTCGGCGAGCATCGACCGCACCGAGAACATCCTCGCCACCGGCGACTACTCGATCACCATCGGGATTACGCCCAAGGGCTACTCCCACAAGATCAACGTCACCATCGGGTTCGTGAACCCGGCATTCGCGTAAGGAGCCAAGTCACCATGCCGATGAATCCAGCCGGTCTCCTCTACCCCGACATCCTCGGGAACCGCTACTCGCGGACGTCGGCGGTCGACATCAGCATCGACAACACGCTGATCATCGAGGGCTGCCTCGGGCTCAGCGTTCACCGCAAGCTGACCAGGGGGAAGTCCTGGGGGCACCGCGCGAAGCCGCAGGCGCGCACGCGCGGGAAGTTCGAGTGCGACGCCAAGATCACGGTCTACGCCGAGGACTACAACCTCATCCTCGACTACCTGACGAGCAAGGGCGCGCTGCTGAACCAGGGCGCATTCGACGTGGCGTTCTTCCTCAGCATCACCCTGTTCGAGCAGACCCTGGGCTCCACCAACTGGATGCTGGTCGGCTGTTCGATCGCCGACGAGAACATCACGCTCATCGAGGAGGACGGCGACAAGGAGATCCCGGTCCCGCTCGACCTCGACGTGATGGACATCCTCAAGGACGGCATCTCGCCGGTGCTCGAGAACTCGCCCTTCGGCCAGCTCGGGGCGTAGCGCGGGGACCAGAACTTAGGGCGCAACCCATGTGCGCGTACGTTCTGGCACATGGATCAATCCATCGTCGACAAGGTCAAGTCCGAGTACACGGGCGCGCGCGAGCTTCGCTGGGCCACCCATCCGAATCTGCCGGACTGGATCATCTTTCAGGTCCCGACCCGGGCCGAGTTGCGGATGTTCTACGACCAGCAGGAGAAAAGCGTCCCGAACGCGCGGCAGATGCTGATCGACACCTGTGTGGTCTGGCCGAAGAAGGAGGAGCTCAACGCCTCTATCGACGCTCACCCGGGCCTGGCCGGAGTCTGGGTCGGCGAGATCCTCGAAGGTGCCGGCGTCACGGCTCAGGCCAAGCAGGGAAAAGCCTAGAGCGGGTCCGAGCCGCGCAGACCAACCTCGGCGTTCGCGCAGCCTGCAAGCGTGCGTTCCTGAATCGGGAAACGGACGCAGACGGGGAGCCGACCCCCGACGCCGAGGCGGGAGCGCTGCTCGACGCCCAGGTAGACGGCGCGATCGTGTTCCTGGCCAAGTCGTTCGGTTACGAGGTCTATTTCAATGGGTGACGGCGCGCCTATCTCCCAGGAGATCAAGCTCCCGACCGATTCGGCGGAGCTGGGGAAGGCCGTCCTCAAGCTCGACGAGCTGATCGGGAAGCTGGGGAAGTCTGAGCGCGCCGCCAAGGAACACGGCGAGAAGCATCGAGACGAGGCGTACAAGCTGCGCCACGAATTCGGGCAGATGGGCCACGCCGCGGAGTACGCGAAGGTCGAGATAAAGGATCTGCTCGAATTCACGGGGATCGAGAAGGCCATCGAGCTTGCCGGCGAGCTCGTCGAGAAGATGGTCGACATCGGCAAGGAGGCGGTCGTCAGCGCGGCCGCAGCCGAGCGGATGAACCGCGTTATCGACAACGCCAGCGGCGGGAAGATCGCCGGCAAAGAGAACCGGGAATGGCTGGATGAGTTCTCGAAGAAGACGGAGTTCACCGAGGCCCAGGGGGAGGGAGCTTTCGTCGATCTCAAGCGCAGCGGACTGTCGGACCAGCAATCGAAGCTGACCATCAAGGCGGCCGCGGACGTCGCTGCCGTCTCCAAGGACCGCGACGCCGCGTTCGGGGCGACGATCGAGGCATTCCAGCGTCTCCAGACGATGGGTCGGGTCAACACGCGTTCTCTGATGCCGCTCGGTCTTGGCGTCGAGGACTTCAAGAAGCTCGATCGCTTCAAGGGGATGTCCAACGAGAAGGTCTCCGAGGCTCTGGGCAAGACGGACGTCAACAAGAACGAGTTGTTCCAGCTCATCATGGGACGCGCCAATGAGAAGGCGATCGGAGAGAAGGCCGCCGCAAACGCCGATCTGCTCGGGACGAAACTGGCAAAGCTCGAAGAGCTGCCCGAGCGGTTCTACAAAAAGCTCGCCGACACAAAGGCGCTCGGCGTGTTGAGCAAGGAATTGGACGGCATCCTCGACAAGATCGACCCGAACAGCCCGACGGGACAGAAGATCTTCGGTGCCCTGGAGGCAGCGTTCTCAAACGTGGTGGACCTGGTCGGACAGATCGACTTCGAGGAGGTCGCCGACGATGTTGCCGATGCGCTGGGATACGTGAAGCCCGCGCTCGAGGTAGTCGAGAAGATCGCGACCGGCATCTGGGACGTGTTCAAAGGATGGGTCAAGGCAATCGACGCCGTCGTCGAGGCGATCCCTGGAATGAAGGTGGACGCCAAGAGCGTCCCGAAGACCAAGGAGGAGCAGGTCCTGGACGACAAGTACGCGCATCAGCGTGAGGTCCTCCGAGAGATGAAGCGCGCCAAAGGCGAAGGGGCGATGACCGGATCCGGTCCGCTGAACTCGCTGAACGCCGCCTCGTTCGATGCCGGGAAGTCAATCCCAGACGGCGTGGTAGCCGGCATCAAGCACGGCGCTCCTCGCGTCGCTAAGGCGTCGTCGGATCTTGGCGCCGATAGCCACGCCGCCTTCATGGGGAAGGAAGGCATCGACGCGCACTCCCCGTCTCGCAAGTTCCACTACGGCGGCCAGATGGCGGCCGAGGGAGTCGCGCTTGGATTCGAAAGCAAGGCCGACCGGATCGCCGACGCCATGACGACTACGCTCGGGCCGCGGGTGACGACCGGGGGCGGCGGTCGCGTGGCGACCGGCGGACGCTCGATCCATCTCACGATCGCCGAGGGAGCCGTGCAGATGGCGGTCCACGGCGGCGCGGGCGGAGACGTTGCCGGCATGGTGCGCGACGAGCTGCGCCGCAGCTTCGTCCCGATCCTGGTCGACACGCTAGAGAACGCCGAGGACGGGGCCTGATGCCGATCGTCGTCAACAACGCTCCTCTTGGTGGAGTGGGGAACGAGCAGCCGACGCTCGGCCTCGGCCCGGATGGCGGCGGACAGCCGCTGTGGGGTCTCAACGATCGGGGCGCAAGTTCTAGCGACGCGCCACTATTCTACACCGATCCCTGGGACACGTTCTGGCTCGGGAACCGGCAGCTTCCGGGCGAGTGCGAATTGATCCCGAGCGGAATCGCGGCGATCCAACTCAACGTGAAGAAAGGGGAAGGGAGCAACGTCAATCGCATCACCTACGCAGGCTATCTAGCCAAGAAATTCTCAGTAACGTGCGAGATCTGCACCGCCGCGCAATGGGCCGAGCTGCAGGACATCCTCGACGTCTACTGGGTGATCCCGAACAAGGGCAGCCAGCTGTCGCAGTTGGCGGTCAACGTGGTTCATCCCGCCCTTGCCCCGATCCACATCTACTCGGCCGTCCTCGAAAGCGTGAGCCCGATGGGGCGCGGAAAGAGCGGCGAGGGGTTCAAGATGATGACCTTTTTGTTCCAGGAGAATCCGCCCGCGAAGAAGAAGAACGTCACCAAGAGTGCAGGTCCACCCGCCGAGGCGCCGCAGCTCCCGAACAGCAACCAGCGCGGCGGAACACCGAAGCCGACCCCGCCGAGCTCCAACCCGGCCAACGCCAGCGTCGGCGGCGCTCCGGTGAGCGAGTAGGCCATGGCTCTGCTGACCGCAAACGGACAGGACGTGCTCGAGGCGAAGTCCTCGCGGCGCCGCACGGGTGCATGGAGTTGGGATCTTCTGATCGACGACCCGGACGCGCTGACCGGCAAGGTGACGATCGTGGTCAACGACGGCGCGCTGACGTTCGTCGGAACAGCATCTCCTTCTCGCTCGGGCGTATTCAGCGACACGGGGCACGTCCGGGTGATTGCCGGCAACGGCGGTCTCTCGACTGTCGCAACGCCACGTAGCTACAACTCTCCGAGTGTCGCGGGAGTGCTCGCTGACCTCTTGTCCGACGCCGGGGAGACGCTCTCGCCCACGGCCGATGCTGGCGTCTTGGCGCAAGATCTGGACGCCTGGACGACGGGTGCGCGGCCGGTCGCGGATCTGATCTCGCTGCTGCTGGCCTCTGGCTCTCCGGGCTCGATCTGGCGGAGCTTGCCCGATGGCACGATCTGGATCGGAAACGAGACCTGGCCCGACGCAGGGATCGACTCGTCGCTCTACCAGATCTTCGAGGACAGCGCCGAGACCAACTCCATGCTGGTCGGCTGCGATGCGCCTTTCCTGCTTCCCGGCACGACGTTCGAAGGCCGCAAGGTCGGATACGTCGAGGACACCGTCGGGCAGGAGGGCCAGGGCGTCACGACGCGGGTCCTGTTCGAGGACGCCACCTCGATCACGGACATCGACCGCGCACGGAAGGCTCTATTCCGACTGGCCCAGCGGGCGGCATCGCGCACCAGCGTAATCGACTACAGCCGGCGCTACCCGGCGCAGATAGTTTCCCAGGACGGGAACACGATCGACGTGCTGCCAGATTCTCCGCTGCTGACCGACATGGCCGGCGTTCCGCTCTGGCTGGGAGTTCCCGGGGCCAGCGTCAACGGGATCGTCGGTGGCCGCTGCCTCGTCGGGTGGAAGGGAGGCGATCCGGGGCAACCATACGCGACGCTGTTCGATGGCAGCGAGGCTCCGCAGACCGTAACGCTTTCCGCAGCGATGCAACTACTGCTCGGCGGATCGATCGCCCCTCCCGCGTTGACAGCTCCGCATCAGGCCGCCGAGGCCGCGCTCTATGCGGCGCTGCTGCTTGCGTTCCAGACGCTGGTGACCGCGTCGGGAAGCGGTGCCACGGCACCTCTGAATCCAGGATTCACCGACGTCGTGCAGGCGCTGTCCTCCTATCAAACGACGGCCGCCGCGGCGAACAACTTCCTGTCAACCAAGGTCGGGGTAGCTCTCTGATGGCCATCACGCCGACCGCCGCCGACCCCTTCGGGCTCGGAACGGATATCGCCCTCCTCGGCGATCTGAATCCCGTCTGGGGCTTGGTCTCGGGATTCACGAATCTCGGCTACGCCATCGCGCGAAGACTCAACGCCGTCCTCGGGTCGTTGTTCTCGGACCTCGGCTATGGGTTCGATTTGAACGATCTGGTAAATCAGGATCTCCTGCCGACCGACGTCGCGCGATTCTCCCAGGCCATCGCTGGACAGTGCCTGCTCGACGAGCGCGTGCAGACGTGCCGGGCGGCGCTGTCCTTCGACAGCCCATCCAGCACGCTCACGATCGCGGTGAGCGGGACGATCCCGACCGGGCAGGCGTTCCAGTTCATCCTCTCGGCCAACGGCATCACGGTCGCGCTGATCTCAGTAAATGGGGCGACGGTGGCTCCGCAGCAGCCGGTCACCGTGGTCGCGGGGCCGAGTACGGTCATCGTGGGTGGCGGATCGTCGCAGCCGGGGCCTCCGGGGCCTCCGGGGCCAGGCGGAGGTGCATCCGAGAGCGTTCCGATCTCCGACGTCGAGAGCGTTCTCGGCAGTGAAGACCCGCAGGCGCAGACGCAGAAGGAGATCAACTGGGGCGCACTCGGCGCGAGCATCACGATCACGCTCAACGGGATGTTCTCGTCGGCCTCCGGGACGGCGACGTTCCGCGTCCGCATCAACGGCTCGGACAACGCGGCTGACGGAACGGCCATTGTCACGATCACGGCGCCGAGCAGTTCGCCGACTCCGGCCTCTGCCAGCGCGACGATCAGCAATCCCGGCGGCCTGGGCCGCGTGATCGTCACGGCCGAATCGAGCAGCGCATCGGTCGACTGCGCTGGAAGAAATATGACCCTCACGATCAGATGATCCCATGCTGACCTTTCAAGATCTGGTCACCGCCGAGGCGCCGTCCACGATCCGTGCTCGCATCGTCGCGGCACTGGCTGCGGACGGATTCCCGGTCGACTCCTGGGCGCCGTCGTCCGTCGGTGGCGTCGAAAATCTGCGCATCGACATGAGCGCCGGGATCGGCATCTACATGCCGCCGCGGATCGTGTCCCTGGTGACCGGACGGATCCTGCCGCTGGCGACGGGCGAGTTCCTGCGCACGCTCGGCAAGAAGTTCTACGGCCTCGATCAGGGCGGAGCGACCTCGACGATCCAGAACATGGCGTTCTTCTTGAAGCCGGGAGCCAGCGGCGTGAACTACACGTTCTCTCCCGGACAGATCAAGGTGCGAAGCGACGCGACCGGGAACCGCTACACGCTTGTCGACGCCGGAAACTTCACGCCCGCTAACGCCACGCTCGAGACCGCTCTCATGCTTCGCGTGCAGGCCGACGCACCCGGGAAGTCCTTCTCCGATCCCGCTGGAACGATTCTCACGATGGTGACGGCGAAGGCAGGCGTCCAATGCACCAACGTCCCACCGTCGGACTATCAGCCGTCCCGGGCCTCGCTCCGGGGGACCTCGAGCGGTACTGTCGTGGCCACGAGATTTCCGGCGGCTGTCGCGGCGCCGACGTCGATCCGAATCCGTATCCTGTCGACGGGACCCGTTGGCGTGGCGTCGTTCGAGTTCAGTTTCGATGGCGGCCTGACCTGGAGCTTCGGTGGTCCGAGCGCGCCGAGCGTCAATGTTGATACGGACGTCCCGCAGCGCGCAGCCGTGCTGGCCTTCTCCGGGAGCTTCGTCGCGGGCGATGTCTTCTCGGCGTTTTTGGGAAACTGCATCCAGCAGCAGGGAGCCGACGCCGAATCGGAGGCAGCATTTCGGCGCCGATGCTCGAATCGATGGCCGGCGCTGTCCGCGATCCCGACGGCGGGGTCGATTGATCTACTTGCGCACCTTGCGAGCCCGGAGGTCGACCGGGTGAGTACGGACGCCGATCCGAATACCTCGGGTGGAATCCTGGTGACAATCGCCAGTTCGGTCGGTCCGGCGACGCCAGGGGCACAAGAGGCAGTGCAGGATTACATCGCGCAGCGCCTCGCCGGATACCAGGGCGTTCCGGAGCCAGCTACCGCTGGCTTCACGTCGCCCGCAGAGACGGTCCTGGTGACGTCGGCGGCCGAATTCACGGTCACGGCCGCGGGTCCGGTGCGCGTGCCCAAGGCGCAGATGGCCGCGGCTAAGCTTGCCGCGAACGACGCCTGGATCGCCTACCTCGCCGATCTCCCTCTCGGGGGACAGTCCGGGTCCGCCGTGGAGCTCGCCGAGCTGGCGGACATCCTCGCCGACGCCGGGGCGGTCGATGTCCCGAGCGCACTGGCAAACCTGACCATCAACGGCGTCTCGGGAGACGCAACGATCCCGAGGGGCGAGGTCGCGGTAGCCCCGCTTCCGTTGCAAGACACGATTACGTGGGTGCCGGCATGAGCATTCAAGAGATCTCTGCGCTCCTGACGCCGCCATCGACCGAGGCGATCGCGGAGCTGTTGCTCGCCTATCTGAGCGTTGCCGCCAACCCGGTGACGGACTTCGAGAGTGGCGGCGCCCAGAAAACCATGTGGCAGATCGAGACGCAGATCTTGACCGATCTACTCGGCCCCGGGACGCCTCCGGCCGTCGCCTCGATGCTCGCCCAGCTCGCCGCCAACGGGTACCCGGATAGCGCGTCGGGTGACAGCCTGGTCACGCTCGCCGATGGCTGGTTCGATGTCGAGGCGAACCCGGGCGCCTTCGCCATTCAGACCGTCACGCTCGCCTGCGACGCGGCCCATGGTCCCTACGACATCCTCGGCAACCTGACCGAGGCGACCGGATCCGACGGCAAGGTCTATGTCGCGGCCGCGGGAGGGACGCTTGGATCGGGCGGCTCCCTGACCGTCGACTTCGACGCTAGGGCCGTTGGCTTGGCCAAGTCGCTGATCACCGGACTGTCGCCCGGACTTCCCGGCGTCACCGTCACGGCGGCCGCGATCAAGGTCATCGGCGGGGTGCCGCAGTTCGGGGCCGATGCCGACAACGACGCCACGGTCCAGGCGGCATGCGCGGCGCGGTTCCCCGATCCGGCCGCGATCCCGGCCGAGGACCGCGTGATCGCCTGGGCGCTGGCCGCGGGCACGACGACGACGCGGACGCGGCTCGATCCGGATCCAACGCTCGCGGGCGGCGTGTTGCTGACCATCGCCAACGCAACTGGCCCGGTGCCGAGCGGAGACGTCACGACCGTAGCGGCCTACGTGCTGGCGAGACAGCCGATCACCGACAACATCACCGTCGGCAATGCCACGGCCGCGAACGTCACGCCGGGCGGCACGGTGACGGTACCCCTGGCGCAGCTCGCCGCAATCCAGGCGGCGGCAGATGCGGCGTGGGTGGCCTATCTGTCGGTCAGCCAAATCGGAGCTGAGGTGTACTTGCTGGAATTAATAAAGGTGGTCATGGACGCCGGCGCGCTCAACTTCACGGCGCCAACGCTCAATGGGTCCGGTTCTGATGTCGTGCTGAGCGCGTCCCAGGTTCCCGTCCCCGTGGGCACGCTGATCTCGGAATTGACCTGGGAGGTCGTCTAGATGGCCGCGCTCGCCATCTCTCCCGCGACCGGCATCGTCCCACAAGGCGGCCGGGTCACGTTCGCGGCCGCGGGCGGGACCGGCCTCGGCTACACGTTCTCATTCGCCTCGCCGGGCGACAACCGATCCGGCGCCACGATAAACTCCCTCACGGGCGCCTACGTCGCCGGCAATCGCGGTGGCGGCGGTCCTGTCGAGGACACCGTAACCGTCACGGACTCCGGAGCCGCCACGGCAACAGCCGCAGTCTCGGTGGCCGGCACCCTGTACCGGACCTATCAGAGCACGCTCGTCCAAACTGGAGACTGGCAGGGGCCGAACATCAAGCTCCTCGAGTCCGACCTCGGCAATGAGAAGGACATCGAATACGAGCGCGCCAGGCAGGGCCTCCTCTCCAACAACCCCGTGACGTGTCCACCGGATGCTCTGCCGTACATCGGACAGGAACGAATGCTGCCGCAGGGGGTCGGGGAGAGCGTCGCGGACTACCGGGCGCGGCTCAAGGGTGCCTGGGATCGGGCGGACGGCTGGGCGTTCGCGGGATCGCACGGGAGCTTGCTGCAAGCGCTGGCGAGAGCGGGATTTCCCATGGGAGATCCGGACGGCGCTCACGTCGTGCAACGGATTCAGCTCTACTCCTGGATCGCTGCCGGGGTTGTGACGTTCGGGACGCATCCGATCTGGACGTTCGACAGCGCGCCACCAAATGCCTGGAACCGGTTCGGGATCGTGTTCGGCTCCGATCCCGCGGTGCCTGTCGGTGTCAGTCTCGCAGACGGTGACCCATCCGCCGCTCTCCTGAATGGCCTCGTCGCGCAGTGGAAGCCGGCGAAGGCACTGTTCATGGGGACGTGGGTGGTCATATCCGGATCGATCTGGGGATGGCCGCCGGCAACGGCGCTATGGGGTGCGGTTGGCCGCACATGGGGCGGATCCTCAAGGTTCGTTAGTCCAATGTGATAGGAGAAACAAGTGAGCACCACATACAACGGCAACCCCGCCGCCACGCAGGCTCCGTCGTCTCCGCCGGCCCCGGGCGTCTCTCCCGAACTCGTGCTACCTGCAGATGGCGACGCGGACAACGCGGCGAGCGTCGCGCAGGCGTTCAAGGTGCTAGCCGACTTCATTTCCTGGTTGACGGCTCCATTCGCGATCGCGCTGGCGTGGACCCAGGAGATTGTCGCGTGGCGAAACGCGCGACTCCAGAAGATCTATGGGATCGATCACTTCGGGTTCCCGAGGGGACGTCTGATCCGATGGGACGAGGATTGGAAGCAGAGCAGTGGATATGCGTGCAGCGGGGTAACTAGCCGCCAAGTCGGCAACTGGACCCAGATCATCACCTCGGCCGGAGGATCCATCGCGGTGACTGCGCCGGGGACCCCTTTCGGACCGACGAGAGCTTTGCGGCTGACGACCGACAACGGAGGAGGAGCGGTCGGCCAGTACGTTGAGCAGGCCATTGCTGCAGACACCGCGGACGGCTATTTGGATGACGACACGATTATCTCAATTGACTTTGACGTAGATACTACGGACATTGCGCACCAGCAGATCTACGTAGGTCTTCGGGCCGTCGATCTAACGAACGCGGTGTACTTCCTGAGCGATACCTCTGGCGCAAACTGGCAATGCATTACGAAGGCGTCGCCAGGGAGCACAGGGGTCGACAGCGGCGTTGCTGTCGCGATAAGTACGATCTATCGGTTCCGAATCGTAATCGTCGGCGCGAATCGCGGCGATGACGCCACCCGGCGAGCTCTATTCTTCATCAACGGGGCTCTCGTGGCCAACATCACCACGAACATCCCGGTCGGGTCATCGAATGTTCTCAGCCCGTTCATGCGAGGAGTCACCTTTGTTGTCGGAGCAACGGATCACGACATGTCAATGGCCATCGTTTCGTACACGCAGACGACGGCGCCGGCTGGCGTCTTCTAGGGGTTGACGCACGATCCATTGCTGCACGACTGACCAGCAGCGCAGGAAGTCCCGCATTTTCCGCAGTTCCCCGTGTTGGACGAGACATCGACGCAGAATCCGTTGCACACATGCTGCCCGGGCGTCACGCATAAGCATTCTCCTGTGTTACACGATGCCCCCGCGGCGCAGACGGAACAGAGCGTTCCGCAGTGATACGCGTCATCGGCTGAACTGCAGGTGCCATCCGAGCACATCGCGCTTCCGAATCCGCACCCCGGGGATGCCCCTCCGGTTCCTGGCGCTCCTCCAGTTCCCGCGCCCCCCGCGCCGGGCGATCCTCCCGCGGCGATTCCCCCGGATCCGGTCGTTCCTCCCGTAGCAACCATTCCGCCATTCCCCCGATCCCCGCCGACCCCGCCGCCGATCTTGCCCGCGACGCCTCCGGTTCCTCCGTCATCGGACGACGGGACGCCCGTGACGCTGCCACATCCGCCGATTGCCAATGTGCATGCCAGGATCACCGCGAGGTGACCGAGGCGCTTGAGCTCGCGCTTCGTCTGCCCGTCCGGCGCCGTATAGGCGTCATGCAGGCTCCAGATCCAAACGATGGGAACGAGCACGATACCGATCGCCACGCCGGAAATCGCGAGCATGAGCCCTACCGCTCCTCCGACAAATGGCAGCACGGCTCCGACCAGATCACCCTTGATCAACTGCCCCAGTCCCGGAAAAAAGAACGACATCAGCGCGGGTACGCCGTGGCGCTTTTCGGCGAGCCGCGCGGCCACCACCCCGCCCGCGACCGAGCGTGATGGCCTCTCGGCCGCGATCGCCGTCTCGTTATCCGCGCCGCACCTGGCGCAAAATTGCCCGCTCAGCCCCGCACCGCAATTTGAACAGCTAGCCATGGTCCGCTCCTTGGACTGCTCCCGTTGTAATGCGGCCCGGCGCCGGGAGCGCCAGCGCCACCCGGGGTCATGACTCCCCGGGTTGGGCCGCAGCTCAAGGATGGTCCCGGTTGACGGCGCGGGTCAACGGGCCACAGGCGTTCAGGTATCCAGCCCCCGCGATCTTAGGGTTTTCGTCCGGTTTAGCCACCATGGGGCCATGAAGCCTGTCCGCGCCCGAACCCTCCGCCGCCAGCAAGCGCGGCTACAGGCGCGTGAGGTGGCCGAGATCAAGCGGGGGCTCGCCGCGCGGGGAATCTATGGCCGGTGCGCGGTCGTCAACGCGACCGTGGCTCCCGGGAACCCGCTGTTCTGGCGCGTCTACAAGGACCGTGTCGCGGCCCGGGAGATGATCGTCCCGATCACGAAGGCGGTCGAGGCGCGAGACATCGCGGTCAAGGCGCTCGAGGAGCTCGGGATCGACTTGGCCGACGTCGCGCTCAAAGCGGAGTGGAAGCCGCCGCAGATGGTGTTCCAGGCCGTTCCCTCGTACGAGGCCGCCATGGCTGCGGTGACGGAGGTGCGCGGGTCGGAGCGCGGCAAGGCGCGAGCCAGGGAGCTTGCGCGCGTTGGTCACGCGATCGGGAGCTGGAGCAAGACGGCATGACCATGCGTCGCCTCACGCTCGCCATCGGGATCCTCGCCCTCTCCGCCGCCCCGGCCCGCGGCGACCAGCCGATCCTTAACAACCAGGACTTTCGGGGCCACTACGCTTACGGGCTCGGATCGCCGTCCGGATCGCCGGCGCCTCCGACCTCGCCCCTCCTCTATGGCGGCCACGCCGCGGGCAGCTTTCCCGCCTCGACCTCCGGCATCCTCTCGGATATCTCTTGCAGCGCCGCCGATCCCATCCCTCAGTACAACGGGACGACATGGTCCTGCGGTCCTGCGAGCGGGACCACCTTCGGCTCCGTCTCTCCGCTGAGCGTCTTCGCGAACGCGACGAACGCGCCGGCCGTGCCTGGCTTCGTCGCCGGCAGCACGGTTGGCACGTTCCTCGGTGTTCAGGCGGGTCCGACGCTCGGGTTCGGAGCCATCACGCCAGCCCTGGCGGGGACAGTCGCGACCTGGTCCCTCGCCGGCGTCCGCGTCTTCGCCGTTTCTCCAGCGGGGAGCGATTCGAACCAGTGCTGGGCGGACAGTCCCGACACGACGCAAGCGAACGTCGAGATTGCGACCGCCGCGGCCGGCGCGAAACCGTGCCTCACGCTCGCCGGTGCCGCGGCCGAGACCCCCCCCGCTCTCGACAACCGGCAGGCGTACGTCATCGCCAAGGCCGGGACGTATAGCGACGGTCTCGGCGTCTTCAATCACGCCAAGGGCGGCACGCTGCGCTTCCGCTGCACGGGCACCGGCTCGACGGCGAGCGCCACGGCGTTCACGGGCGACACCAACGACCTCACGTACGAGGGTGCGGTTACGACCGCCGGCATGAACGCCGCTGGCTACAACCCGACAAGCGGCGGAACAGGAACGATCCTCACGCTGCAGCTGGCGGGCGGCGGGGCGCCTGGGTTCGGCGCCGAGCCAGCTGCCCCGCTCATGCGCCGGCTGCGCTTCGACTCGGCGACCACGACCGTCGCGCTGCGAAACGCGGTGTTTTCGATTATCGAGGTGCCGGCATCGAACCAGGTTCGCATTCCGACCTCCATCACATACGCCTCGACGGACGTCGCTTACATTGAGGACCCCGGGTGCGTGACGAGCGGATTCGCGATCTTCAACGGGTCTCAATTCGTCTCCGTCTCCGGCTGGTCGGTAGGGTTTCTGTCCGTGAGCAATGGATCGTACTCCACGTCATTCGTTAACGCGGCCACGTTCGGAGTCAGCGCCACTAACGCCACGTCATTCTCGACGTCTGTGAACGTGGCGTTCCTGCCCACTCCGACGATCGGACCGAGTATTCTCGGTCCACTGACCGTGACAGGTGGCGTCTCGGCGTTCGGCGCGAATTCGTTTCTCGCCACCGGAAACAGTGCGGCGTTATCCACGCTGAAATACTTCGTCAGCTCAAGCAACGTGTTTAGCGGGCCGTTGTTCGTTGATGGCGGATGGGCAGGATCGACACAGTTCGGGTCGAATTCAGGCGTCGCGATCGGAGATGGCGGCGGGACTTCGTCTCCCCAGACGGCCGTGCGCTTTCTCAGCGTCTTGCAGATGCAAGGTGCGAACGTCGCGCTCGGGAACGCCAACTTTCCCAACAACACGGATGCCACTGCGATCCAGGTGCAGGGGGAATGCTCGCTGAACCTCGTCGGCGCCGTGTTCGGCGGGACAAAGACGAGCGGGGGGATCGACATCTCCGTCGCTCACCATTCGCGGATATCGTGGGTTTCCCCGTCTGTCGACGCGACCAAGACGCCGACAATCGTCGGGGTGAACGGAGCGATCTATGGTGGCCCCAGCCCGCAGGCAAATGGCTTCCCCGTCTATGTTTCGTCATGGACGACTCTGTCGAATATTTCGGTCCTCATTGGAACGAACCTGTTAACTCCATCGACGCAGGCAGATTTTGTCCCCGTCCGGGCGCATCCGGTGATCAATCGGACGACGTCTGTCATTCCTGACCGCAGCGTCGTCGTCGAGCAGTGGACGGACGGCAATGGCGTGATCCCCGCCTTCGCGGACACGCAGGCGCATCTGAATGGTGGAATTGGAGTTCTGCTCGGCGATCTTCCCGCCTCTACCGCATCGGTGGGCGGCTTCGCCATCTATGACGGCGTGACGCCCGCGATTCAGGATGCCGCGCCGCCAAATTCTCATCCTGTCACCTCGGGCGGGTTCGCTGCCTACGTTTCACAACTGACACCGGGGACATTCACGATAACCCGGCCGACATCGGGGCTCGTGCGGCAGATCGGATGGACGGTCGCAGAGAACCATCTCCAGCTCACAGCAGATAATCTGCTCCAACCTATTTCTCAGATCTATTCGGCCGGTACGCAGCAGCACACCGAGCCCGGTCTGAACTTCGGGTCGGAGTTCGCGTATGCGGATAACAGCGGAGCGCTCCGAGGCGACATCTCGATCAACGCGATCTCGACGGCCAAGGTCACCGGGATACTGCCGCTCGGCCAAGTGGGGCCTCCGAGTGGAACCGGGTTCTGGCATATCACCGCTGGGGCCTCGGACAGCGCCGCTCGCGCGGTGGACCTCTCGGGCGCAGACGTGACCAACAAGCTGCCGCTGACCGCGCTGGCGCAAGGCGGTGCATCGACGACGAATGTTCTGGTCTGGAACGGGACGGCGTGGGCGCCGGCCGCCTCGGCGGGAGGTCTCGGCGATCCGGGAGCCAACGGCATCGTGGTCCGGACCGCGCTCAACACAACCACGGCCCGCACGATCACCAGCTCAGGCGCGACCATCACGATCACGAACGCGAATGGCGTCGCCGGCAATCCGAACGTGGACGTCAACCTCGATGGCGCGACGCTCGATCAGGGAGTCGGCGGCGTCGTCCAGGTCGCGAACGGAGGAGTTGGGACGACTCAGCTCGCATCGAGCGCAGTGACCTACGCAAAGATCCAGAATGAGACTGCGGGGACGCTGCTGGGGAACCCAGGTGCGGGTGCTGCGGCGCCGAGTGAGATCACGCTCGGTGCGCATTGCTCATTCACGGGTACCGTCCTCGACTGCTCTGGAGGCGGTGGCAGCGGCGTGACGAGCGTGGCCGTGACCGATCCCGTCACCGTCTCGGCGTCAACCGGTGCCGTCACGATCGGGACGAAGTTCGACAACTCGACGATCACGTTGAGCGTTGGGGGCGCCTTGCAGCGCGGCCACGTCTCGGGAGGAGGACTCGACATTCCTGCGGGGTCCAACACGGCGGCGATCTCCGGCCTCACGATCTCGCAGATCACGCCGCCGACGGGCACGGGCCTCTGGGGCATCACGTCGGGTGCGTCGGATGCCGCCGCGACGGCCGTCTCGACCGGCCTCACGCGCTCCTTAGGCAACCTGACCGTCAACCTCTCGACGGGCGTCACGGGAGGTCAGACCGTGATCGGAGGTACCGCGAGCACCGACGACCTCACGCTGACCTCGACGAGCAACGCCACCAAGCACAGGATCATCCTCGGTTCCACGGCTGGCGTGGTCTTCGACGAGGCGAATACGCGAGTCGGGATCGGGGTGGTTCCGACCGTTCCGTTCCAACTTCAGGGAAACGTCAACGGCGACCTGATGGCCGCACTCGTTAACACGAGCACGGGAACATCCTGTCGTCAGTTGTTCGGGTTTGGCTCTACGTCGTTCGCCTCTCCGTCGCTGACCCTGCTCGTGGATTGCGTGAACTATTCCAACAGCGGTCTCTACAATGCAGGAAGCGCGATCTGGTACTACAACTCGCCCGCGACGTCTCACATGGTCTTCCAGTTGCAGGCCGGGGACTGGTGGGTGACGACGGGATCGTCTCCGACTGGAGGCGTCGGAAAGCTCGGCGTGGCGACCGGGGGTCACGTCGAAATCGCCGACCTCTCGGCCGGCGGCATGGTGAAGTCGACCACGACGACCGTGGATGGATTCTCGGTCGGCCAGCTTGCCCAGGCGGCGGCGGGCACCGACTATTCCGCCGGGACGGCATCCATCGCGACCGGCCCGCTCTGCAACACGACCGGGACGGGGGCGCTGTCGGCATGCACGGTCGGGCCCGGCGTCACCGCGTCCGGCACCACGTTCCGGCTTGGCTCCGTCGCTTCGCCGTCACAGTCGACGATCGCCGAGTTCGCCAACGTCCCACCATCCACGGCGGCGGCGGCCAGCATGCAGGGGGTCTACCTTTGGGACCTGGCATCCATCACGTTGACCGGATCCACGCACGTCACGGGAAACGGTCTCGCGCTCGCGAGCTTCGCAGGGCCGACCATCACAGACGCCAGCGCAGTCACCGTTGATGCAGCATCGACGGTGTTGATTACTGGCCCGCCTGCGGCGTCCGGATCGGTCACGCTGTTGACCCCTCGGTCGCTGTGGGTGGCCGCTGGACAGACATCGCTCGATGGGGCGCTTGCGGTTAACGGCGTGACGGTCGGGAGCAACCAGATGTTCGTTGCTGGCCATTCGACCGAGACGGACAGAGACAGCGCCAGCTTGTTTCTTGGCGGCGGCACGACCAACTCTGCGGGCGACTACCTTCACCTCTGGACGAGCGCTCCGACGATACCAACCTCGACGTACGCTCGAATGACCACCGAGCGAATTGACCAAATCACCTACAACTCCGGCGGCACGGCCACGATGACCGGGAATCTGTCGTCACTCTACGTGCAGGGGAAGCCTCTGTTCGGGACGGGGGCATTCACGATATCGGGCGCGGCCCAGTATGTCGCCGAATTCGGCGACGGGGTCATGAAGATCGACGGCGACAGCACATTCGGATACGTGAACGGCCCGCGCGTCTTCCAGCTCCCGAACAACACCAGCCACGCGCCCGCCGCCGGATCGCCCACTATGGTGGTCGACGTGTTCATCACCGGCGTCGGCGAGAAGTTCCTCTACCTCTACGACCACTAAAAAGGAGCCCCGCACCATGAAATTGACCATCACCCTTCTCGCCGCGCTCGCCGCTCTCTCATCCTGCCGCCAGGTCCCGAGACCGGCCGACGCCGCACTCATCCCCTCGATCTGCCCGGAGCTCGCCTATGTCGATACCGCGCGCGTCGATCGCGAGTCGGACGCCGCGAAGGCCGCCAGCAAGCTCCTCAGCGCCACCTGGGACCAGCGCCTGGCGGCCGCGCAGAAGGACGTCGCCGCCGCGAAGAAGTCGACCGCCAAGGATCGCGCCGAGAAGGTGGAGGCTGCCGCCGATGCGCTGACCAAGCTGACGCATGACGCGAACCGAGACGTCGTCGCGGCACAGGACAGGATCAAGCTGGCGATGGCCGACGCGGCCAAGAAGTTGCGCGAGAAGCGGCACATTCTGATCCTGCCCGAGGTGCCGGCGGCCGGCGGCGAGGATGTGACGTCGGAGGTCGTCGCCATCATGAACGCGGGGACGCCCGAGGCGGTCGCGGCGATGCGCGCGAAGGACGAAGAAATTTCGGCGCTCAGAAAGCAACTCGCCGCGAAGGACGCGCCGAAGAAGTGACCACGCGCGCCCCGAAATTGGGCTCCTCCTCCCGTTGACGGAGAATGGTTGACGTGACCCGTGCGCAGCAAGTCGAACGACCTCAGCCGCGTGAAGGCAGCCGAGCAGGCCGAGTTGGTCGAGCTGCGGCGTCGAGACCGGCGCGATCGATGGAGGCGACGCCTCTCGCGCTGGGAGGAGACGCTTCGACGCTGGGAGCGCACGGCGAAGCGCTGGGCGATCGTCGGAAGCATCCTCAGCGGAGCGGCAACCGGCGTGGCCAAACTGCACGCCTACATCGAGGCGCGGCGGATTCCGGACGCTCTGCCCGCCCCCACCGGCACCCCGACGACGGCGCCCGATTTCGTGCCCGAGCCGAAGCACGCCGCGAAGCCGCCCGACGACGCCAAGAAATCCTGAGCTTCAGCCATGAGCAACCCAAAGAACGGAGATAGCGAAAATGCCGCGGAGAATGGCGCTGCAAATGGGTACGGTGGTGACGAAGAGCTCACGCCGGAGGAGCGCCCCCCCCGAAGACCTGCCAGCGATGCAGCTCTCCGACTCGCACGCGCGGCGACGCTCCTCAACTCGATCGCTACAGAGTTTGCGTCGGCTGGAGGACTCGTTGACCGCCTTGCGCCAAACGAACGCCCACTATTCGTCCGGCGGATTGTCGACGCTGGCCGAGTCTCTGTCGAAGGTCTGAGCGCTTTTCTCGACGATATCGAGGCCGACTCGATCGGCTGAAACGAAAGGATCACCCATGCCCAAGCAAATGCCGAAGTGGCTCACCAAGGTCATCGCCGCTCTCTTGATCGCGGCGACGTACGTCGTCCATCACGAGGCCCTGATCCCGCCTGGCTTCAGGTGGCACGGGATCAGCGTCATGGGCGTCTGCTCGAGCCTGGTTACCGCGTTCGCGGCGCTCGGTATCAGCGGGCCCGCGCTCTGGCCGCAGCTCGCGGCCTGGCTCGGAAACCCGCCCGCGCAGTCGGCGGCCGCGGCACTCGACGCGCCCCCGCCGGCCGGCAAGTAGCGCATCGTGATGTCCGAGATCGAGGTCATCGCCTGGCGCGACGACCTGGCGCAAGCCCTATTCGAGTGGCGGGAGCCGGACGGCGTACTGTTGCCGACCGAGCCCGACCCCGAGGAGCGCGAGGCATGCCGGGGACGGCTCAAGGTGGCGATCGAGGTCCTAGGGAGGGTGCTCGAACGATGAGTCTCGTGCTCGGTCTCGACCCCGGAAGCGTGCGCTTGGGCTATGGCCTGATCTCGACGGACGGGGCCGCCGTCGAGTGCGTCGAGGCGGGGACGATCTCGGCGCCGGCGTCGAAACCGATCGGCACTCGACTCGCCGAGATCGGCGCCGATCTGGAAGCGTTGCTCCTGGAGCACATGCCGGACGTCGTGGCGCTCGAGCACGGCTTCGTCGCCGTCATCCGTGGCAGCGTCCAGCAGGGGGCCTTGGTGAGCTCCGAGGCCCGCGGCGTGGCGCGCTTTCTGGCAGCGCGGTCGGGGATCGAGATCGTGGAGCTGGCGCCGACCGCGATCAAGAAAGGCGTTACGGGCTCAGGGCGCGCCGACAAGCCGACCGTGGCTCGCATGGTCCAGCGCCTGCTCGGTCTCAAGAGGCGCCCCGATCCGGACGCCTCCGATGCTCTCGCGGCCGCCATCGTCGCCTCGCGCATCTGGAAGCCCCGTGCCCGATGATCCCGAAGACGGCGATCCGTTCAAGGAATGGGAGCGCGAGAACGCCGCCACCTCGATCGACCTCCTACCCGCTGACCTCGCTGAGATAGAGCGCGAGGAGAGCACGCCGACCCGGACGGTCGAGAAGCTCCCAGGCTACGACGTTGGGAGGCGGGTCGGCGAGCGCGAGGAGCGGGACCGCGTGCTGGCGGCTGTCGGCGCGATCCTTCTGGCGAGGCATCGAGTCGGCCGCGTCGAGGTCGACCAGTTCCTCGACCTCGTGCGCGAGAAGCTGCGCCAGGCGACGCCCATCCGTAGCTAGCACTTTGCACGCCGCCTAGTCCCTCGCGTCATAATCGACATGCCCACGTCGATTAGTGGGTGACAATATTCTCCGTGTGGCTACTATATAGGTGTGAGTTCGATGAACGCCAACAAGGAGACGACGATGACTCGATTCGACGCAAAACTGGCGATGCGCTACGAGATCATGATCAGGAGCGAGAAGGTCGCCTGCGCTCGCAAGCCGGCCGGAAAGCCAGTGGCTCCTGTTTTCCCGGGGCTGTACGAGGCGACGCGTGAGATCGTGGCCATCGACGGTCGGTGCTTCCCGGTGGGGACCCAGTATCGCCCCATCGCTGGCGGGATCGACGGCCGTCCGCCGGAGATCCGGTGATGGCCGCCGTGATCTACTCGGTGCTCGATCCGTCGCGCAACGTCGTCTATCGCTGCGAGGCAGCGTCTGCCGTCGAGGCCGTGCGCCGCGCCCGAGCTGACGGAGTGCAGATCCCGCCGGCGCGCCCGACGATGGACGACCCGGCTCCGAAACCAGACGGCTGGGGGCAAGAGTGGACGGTGGATGTGCAGTCGTATCCTCCGGCGCACGGCCCAAACCCCATGCGTCTGCCGTATGGAGGCCCGCTCCGATGACCTCTCGCTGCACCCCCGCCGGCCCCTGCGACGCCCATCGGGACGGCGCTCACCCGTCCGAGAAGTGCCCCTACTACTGTGATCGGGCAGGCTGCCGGCGCAAGGCGGTCATCGAGTGCGGGCGCGTGGGGCGCTCGTACTGCCGCCAGCACGCTAGCCTGCCGGGCCGCCCCGTCACGACGGGGAGCAGCCCCAAGGTATTCTTCCGCGTCTCGGCCGCCGAACGCGAGCGCGGGGAGGCGGTGGCGGCGGCGAGGGGTCAGAGCATCGGCGAGCTGGCGAAGCGGGCGTTTCTCGGGGAGCTCGAGCGCGGCTAGCTCGGCTAGCGCACCGCTTCGGGCGCGTGATAGACCAACTCGGCCTCCTCGACGACCAGCACGATCGCGCCGTCGGCGCCGAGCTGGATGTGCTCGGGGCGCGGCGAGAGGGCCAGCCTCCGCATGTACTCCTCCCGAAGCCAGGGGCCGAGGGACTCGGGCGGGGTAGCGGGAGGGATGGAGAAGGGCATCAGACCCCACGCCAGCGCGCGACGTGACCAAGCGGAGCCTGCGGACGCACGTCGATGTGGACCCAGTTGCTCGTCGGGTAGTCGCCGATCCCGCCGAGCGCCGGGATCTTCCCGTCCGAATAGAGTTGGTTGATCACGCGCATGAGCTGCGGCACGTCCTGCGGGCCGTTGGCCGTCCGGAGGTCCGCGGCGCGCCCCTCGATGTGCTGGGACCCGCTGGCGACCTGGTGCGATCCATTGGCCTCGTCCTGCTCGATGAGCGCTTGGTTGTGGGCCGGCGACCGGTAGCCGCTCACCACGGTCAGCGGACCGCCCCAGGCGTCGCGGATGACGTCCATGACGCCGAAGAGTGTCGCCAGACGGTCGCCCCATTCAGCGGGGTAAGGCGTGCCGTCGTGGCATTTCATTTCCTCGACGGTGAAGTGGCGACCATCGGCTAGCGGTGGAGTCTCGGAAGCAGGTACCGCATTGTCCATGTCCCCATCGTAGCGAGGGAGCCGTGGTCTCCCAAGATCGGGCGGCTAGACATCACGGTCCCGTCGGAAGAACAACGCCCCTCCGAAGGCTCAATCAAGTGGTTGCCGCCCGGGTGGAATCTGCGTCGTCAAGGCGTCGGAGAAACGACGCCTCTCCGAAGGCGCGATCAGCCGCGATGGCGAATGGGACGAGACGTGGTCTGCCATGTCGGAGAAACGACGCCTCTCCGAAGGCGCGATCAGCCGCGGTCCCGCTCGATTTCGCCCCTGACGTGGAGTGGCGGTCGGAGAAACGACGCCTCTCCGAAGGCGCGATCAGCGGAGATACGCCAGAAACGAAAGGGAGCTTGGGATAGGTCGGAGAAACGACGCCTCTCCGAAGGCGCGATCAGACCTTCGACAAGACCGCCAAAGTGGCAGAGGTCATCGTCGGAGAAACGACGCCTCTCCGAAGGCGCGATCAGCGGCGCTCAGCGAGATGGCGCGCTCTGCGTACCGCTCGTCGGAGAAACGACGCCTCTCCGAAGGCGCGATCAGGGCTCGATCGAAAAACCCAACAACATTAACTCTTTGATTGTCACGCTGCGAGCGCCGCGCTGGCGCCTATACATCGCCCGCTAGTCTACAGCTGTGCCGCAGCGATATCCCCAGCTCTTTCGCTTGTTTCTCCGTCGCGAGCGTCTCCGGTGCCATCGTCACCACCGAACCGCTCGCGCGATGCATAGAGGACGCGGGCCTGCATCTCATCGCGCAGGATGCGTCTCCCGCAGCTCATGCACTTTACCCAGCCAGCCTCGTGATCATCCACGATCGCTTTCGACGAGCACGCCAGGCACCCGAGCTCTCCGAGCTTGCCGAGCGCGGCCTTGACGAGCCGGCCGCCGCGGTGACGACAGGCGTTCGACAGCGCGGCAACCAGCTCGCTTGGGGCCACGGCAAATCGCATGGAGCGCACGGCTTCGGGGACAGTGTTCTCGTCATCAACCTTCGGCCGGCGGGCGATCCGGGCGAGCAGTCGCCGCGTCCGGCTGCGGGCATCCGTCTGACGCAGGCTAGTCGCCCTTCTTGAAGATCGCGTCGATTAATGGTTTTCCGCCGAAGATCGCAGCGATTCCGACCAGCGCGATCGCAAGCCACTTGTTGTCTGTGATCTTCTGGGATGCGACATAGATCAGAGCCGTAGCGATCGCCAGTCTGCAACCTGACTCAATTCCCGTTCGCTTGGTTTTTTCCTGATCCTGCTTCGTCTTCTCGGCCGCCGGTACGGCATAGGTTTGCCGAGCTACTTCGATGTCGGTCTGGGCCGCCATGGGATCTACAACGGGGCATGCTTATCCGGTTGACACACTTAGGCCCAACCTGTAGGATCTGAGTCATGGAAAACAACCTCTCTCTGAAGATGCTGGATGCCCTCGATCTGCTGAGGGCGCATGGCGCTGTGTCCTACACGGTGGAACGCGTGGCGATGTCCACCTGGAAAGCTCTCGTGCGGCGCGATCTGGTTGAGTTGTACATGGACGCCGATCGCGCCCACATCCGAAATCTCCGCCTGACCGCCGCTGGTATGGAGGCGACCAATGCGCCTCGGTGAAACTGGCGTCTCTCGGGTCGAGGTCAGGCAGGGCGACTCCTACATGCGGGACGCGCTGCGGTCGTTGGGTGTCTCCCCCGTGCGGGTCGGGCACTACCGCGTCACGATTACCCGGATCACGGCTCAGGAGGCTTTCGACGAAGCCTACGAAGAGGTGAAGGCGGAGCGGGAAGCCGAAGGAAAGGAAATGGCCTAAATGAACGCCAAGCTCACGCCTTCCGTTCTCCGTGGTCTCCAGGCCCTCCAGACGCGAGCCCATCTTGAGTGCATCGAAGAGTTCTTCGGGTACGACCCGGACTCGCAAATCTTCGACGCAACGCGAGCCATGGAGCGTGAATACGAGGACGCCTGCGCTGCTGCTGACTGGATTCGAGATCGGCAGCCCAAGCTCTGCGGCGTCTGCAACAAAGGCATGTTTGGCCGCGCGATTCTCAATCAGAGCAACAAGTTGGTTCATCCGAAGTGCGGGGCTTAAATGGGCGAGCTTCCATTCCCCAAGAGTCTCCCCGAGTTCCAGAAGCTCTTTCCGGACGATGCCCACTGTGCCGCCTACATGGAGCGCGTTCGCTGGCCCGATGGTTTCGTCTGCCCGTCGTGCGAGACGGCCGGTGAGCCCGCGCGCGTCGCCACCAGGCCGCACGTCTTGCGCTGCAAGGCGTGTAAGAAAGAGGCGCGGTTGACGACTGGCACCGTCATGCAGGACAGCCACACGCCGCTGCTGACGTGGTTCTGGGGCGCCTACCTCGTGGCCTCGCTCACGCCCGGCGTGTCGGCGGTCCAGTTCCAGCGCCAGCTCGGGCTCAACCGCTACGAGACGGCCTTTCAGATCCTCCACAAGCTCCGCGCGGGCATGGTGCGCCGAGACGTCGACATGATCGGCGGTGTCCATACGGTCGAGCTGGACGAGACGTGGGTGGGCGGCAGAACGCGCGGCAAGGGCAAGGGCGTCCATCACCAGACGCTCGTCATCGGCGCCGTAGAGGTCCGCAAGCGTCAGGGGCCGCGTCCCGAGGAGAACGTCTTCGGCGAGCAGAGCAAGGCCATCCCGCGTCGGGGCGGCCGGTACGCTGGACGCCTGCGACTGGCCGTCGTTCCTGATCGAACCTCCAAGAGTCTCGTGGGCTTCGCCCGCATGGCCATCGAGCCCGGCTCCGACGTCATCACGGACGACTGGGCGGCTTACAACGCCCTGAGCAAGCACGACTTCAAGCACAAGGCGGTCGCGGAGAACGGCAACCCCGACGTGGCCGAGGAGTGGCTGCCCCTGATCCACCTCGTGTTCAGTAACCTCAAGTCCTGGTTGCTCGGGGTGCATCACGGCGTGGCGCCGCAACACCTCCAGGCGTACCTCAACGAGTTCACCTTTCGCTTCAACCGGCGCTTCTTCCCCTTCACGTCGTTCCGGTCGCTGCTGGGCATCGGCGCGGACAGCGAGAGCGCCACCTACGCCCAGCTTTACTCGGGCGATTGGGAACACCCGAGCTTCGCGGTGCGAGGCTAAGCCATGGATCAGGAAGGCAAAGAAGCGATACAGGCCGAGGAAGGCTTCGTGGTCCGGTCCGCATGGGACATCAAAAAACGCGAATGGTTTTCTCTTCGCGGCCCTGATGGCGGCCCGAAGGAGTTCGAGCGTCTCGTAACGCGACTGCGCGCCAGGAAATGGGCGAAGGAGCACCCGATCAGGCGGCTTGAAATCACACGCCTCTATGGACGGCAGCACAGAGCACAAGAAACGGCACGTGTGCGTGTGTGGCGCCATGCCCAGACCAAGGCGAAGATCTTCGTGTGCGCCTACAGGGAGTGCGCTGTGGAGTGGTGCCGCGTCCCTGGCGGCAACCTGCGAGGCAACAAGCGGGCGATCTACTGTTCGCCTCAGTGTTTCAACCGCGAACGGTATCTGCGACGGAAAACGCGCCTTGCTACAGGTTGTGCTTAAGTGCATGATCCGGATAAGCATGCAACGGGGTATGCACGACGAACGGCACCCACCAAGTGAAGCAGGTGGCCATCAGCAGGGGAAACAAGTTCCCGCCGTGCCACACGAGCCAGTGCCAGGGAACGGTCCGCTATACCATGGTCCAAGAGACCAAGTAGGTCAGTCGAGCCCGGCAACCGAGACCTCGGTGTAGTCGCCGACTCTCTTGGACGGCCGGGCGAACCGCCGGCCCTGTTCGCTCAGCATCCCCGATATGCGATCAGCGTTTCTCGCATGGACGGTCAGCGCGAACGGGGCCGGTTGCTTTGCTAGTTCCCAGGCTCGCCCCCACTCGACACCGAGCGTGAACGCCTCCTCGGCGGTCAAGCTGGACAGCTTGCCGTCGATGCCGAACGGCTGTACGAGTCCGAACGTCACCACCGCCCCCCGAGGGTAGTGGCTTTTCGGATCGCACCTAAGTCAGGTTGCCCGGTAATTCCGTCGGTTGCCCGAGAATACCGGCGCGCACGCCTATTTACAGGCAAAGCCCCAACGAAGAATTCAATCACTGGGACAGCGTGGGCCTTGCATTGGCTGCAATCACTGCGGGCATCGAACTCGAATTCGCTCACGCCACCCTCCGCGCCAGCCCCACGCCCTCGGCGTCATTCCCCGGCCGCCCCGCTTCCCACTCGCCGCGGGCCGGCCCGCATCCCCGCCACCCGGAGAGGTCCGTCGAGGGGAGGGGCTCGCGCGTGACGACGTGACCAGCGTGGCCAGCTTCATCGTCTACGATGAGGATTTCACGGGTGTGGTTCATGACTTGGCTCCCTTCTTCTCTTCCAACTCGGACGCCCCTAGCAGCGTGACCCTGGCCCAGTTGCTCAGCGTAGTCGGAACCCGTTTGGCGGCGGCATCGAACTGTGCCTTTTCGGTTCTTCGAACTCTGATCTTGATCTCGGTCTCAAGCCTTTGTCCCCTTGCCGCCAGGGGGCGACCTCGCTTTGGCATCGGCACTATTCTGTGCCCCATCCAGGGCTACAAGTCAACAGGCATGCAGAGTGGGCCGAAACCGGGTATTTTTAGGCGGTCGAAAATAGTTGTTGCAAGCGTCCCCCGAAGTGGGGTACAAATAATCACCATGACGAACCAATCCCACTCCGACCTCACGCAGACCCGCCCCATCCCCGTCCAGTCGATGGCTGACCTCGTGTTCGGCCGTCCCGCCCCTCGCCGCTTCCGCTTCCCCTCGCGGCTCATCTTCGTCGCTGCCCTGGCGGTGGCTTCGATCGGCTGCGCCTCGAGTCGGCAGGCCCCTCCCGAAGTGGAGAGCGTCGGGACGCTGGCGGTGAGCTACCATTCGATCGCGGTGGCTCCGCTCAAGCACGACGCCCCGCCGCAGATGGGCGGCGTTGCAGGAACCGATGATGACGAGCCGTCTGACACGAGCCTCGACGTCCTGCGGTCCGAGGCTGCTCGGGCCGGCGCAGTGGACGTCGCCAGCAAGAGCGCCGGCGTGGTAGCCGGGGAGGCGCGATAAAATGAAATCCAGCACGACCGTGACCGTGGTTCTGACAATCGAAGGAGACGGGGACGAGGCGAATCTCCGTCGCGTCGTCGGCTCCCTCCTCGATGCCGAATTCTTTCAGACGGCGATCAACGACTGCGAGATCCAGGACGAGGAGGGGACCGAGATTTCTATCCGCGTCACGTCGGCGGAGGTACTCGACGGTGCCGCGACGACGGGGGGCGTGCCGCGATGATGAGCAAGGGAATCTGGGAGAAGACGATTAGGCTGTCCAGCGGCGGATGGCTCAAGGTCGAGGTCACTGGCCACCCGCTCGACATGGCAGAGGACGATCGGACGTTCGTCGAGCAGGTCGTCGACTCGATCGCGGAATACGAGGCGGACGTCAAGAAGTACGGCACGGCCGAAGCGCAAGCGAAGCCGGTCGAGCCCGAGACGTGCGAGCGGCACATCGACTGCGAGGCGGCCGACCGCGAAGCCCAGAAAACAACCGGCGACAGCGCCGACCACGGACCGGAGGTGAGGTGATGGCCCGAACGCTTCGGCGCGTGCACGTTGAGTGCGCCACGCCGGCCAACTGGCGGGAGTTTCGGCGTCTGCTCACGGTTGGAGTAAGGCAAATTGGGAGATTCGAATCCGACGGCTCGGTCGTCGTTCTACGGGAGGAAAAGTTCGCCGACCTGCTCACGGCGTGCGAGGCCCGCGTGCTTGGCGCTGCTCAGTGCGACGACTGCGAGGAATGTCGCGCGCTGCCGACGCGGCGGGGGGAGGACTGATGGAATTCACCAAGTCCAACGGCACCAAGCCGAGCACGCAGGCTCGGCGCTACGTCTATCGCATCGTGGCCGAGCTGCTCGATGGCGACATCGCGAACGGATCTGAGTGGATGTGGCGCGAGTTCGACGAAGCCGATTCGCGCCGGATCATGAACGCCACCAAGAAGATCATCGCCGAGATGCGACGAAAGGCCGGCGCCACCCGAGGGGAAGTCAAATGAACACCAGTCGCCGCTCCACCGTTGCCGGGGTAGCCGAGGGGGCACGTCTTCCGTTGGCGGGAGATCGCGTCGAATACCGCAACGGCCACGGCTCCCCTCTCTACGCGGGCACCGTTACGGGCAAGCCGTGCAGTGACCCGACGTGCTCGTGCGTCCATGTCATCGTTGACGGGCGCTCCGAGGTCGACCTCCACCATGTTCCACGCGGTTTCTTCGCCGCGGGCGAGCACCGATCGAAGTGGGCACGCGTGATCGCCCGCAAAGGACCCCCGACATGACCCCCTCCGAGGCGCCGCCTGAAATCCTTCCGTGCTGGCGATGCGGCATCGTTCCAGTCCTCGATCCGAACGACGGCTATCCGATCGTGGCGTGCTCCGACTGCTACGACGGTGCGCCTGATTCTTCCACGCGCAGTGACCTCGGCGCTGGCCTCAATAGCCGCGAGGCGATCGAGGCGTGGAACGAGAAGGCGCGGGAGGAGAGCCCTTGACCCCCTCCGAGTGGCGCCGCTCCCAGGCCAAGCTGCGCGTCGAGCGCGCCTTGGCGCAGATTCAGCTCGCTCAGGACTGCCTCGGCCGAGCGTCCGCCGAGCTCTCGGCGCTCTGCTACGGCCATCCCGCCCAGCAGCGCGTGGACAAACTCTACGACCGCGTCCACACCGAGTGGTACCGCACCGCCGAGCTGCGCCAGCACCCGCGCGTCGCGCTTGACCGGGAACCGACGGCGGAGGAGCTGGCCAAGGACTCCCCCGACCGCACCTTAACCTGAGATAGCCGAATGAGCCAGCCGCGCCACCCTGCCGAGCCCTGCTCAACCTGCCCGTACCGCAAGGACGCTCCGATCGGGCACTGGCACCGCTCCGAATTCGAAGGGCTACTCGCCTCCGAGGCCAGCCAACTCGGCACCGTCTATGCCTGTCACGGTCACGGGAAGCTGGGCAACGCCGACCGCGGGCTCTGCGCCGGGTGGCTACTC